GCTACTGGTTCATTGTTCATTTTCCTAATATTTCCTTTATGCGTTTTTTTACATCCGCTTCTGTATCTTTATTGCGTTCAATAAGTTCTTTAACCAGTTCCCAGTTGCGGTAACGCTGGGCTACGGCTATGTAAGAACGGGCCAAATATTCAATTCTGTCTTTATAGCTGTTCATCTAACTGCTTAATTCTTTGGCTGATCCTTGCTCGCCATTGCTGCCAACCTTCACCTGCATACGCCTGTACTCCTATTTCTTGGGCTTTTTTGATCGTTAGTTCTTCGCTGGAATACCAAGGCAATTCGGGCTTTTTGACCTTTTTGACTTCCATATCCAGTTCATCTTCCCAGCGGCCTTGATTAAGCCAAGTAGCAGGATGGGGAATGAAGTCTTTTTCGGTCTGCTTTAGCTTCCAGTATTCCAAATGATTAGGAAGGGCTATAAACGCATCTTCCTGCTCTTGACGGGTTAGCCTATCCCATGACTTTTCGGCAGCCCTACGCCCTTGTTTGCGAGGATACAGGGCATAAAAATCAGCAAAGTTCATTTATTTGTCCAAAAGTAAAGTATGGCTGCAAGTACCATCAGGGTTGCAAACACAGCAAACACCCCAATGGCAAAAACAGTAACTATGGTTTCGATCATGCGTTAATTTTTACTACTTCAATTGATAGGGCTTTGTTTTTACCTGTTTGGCTAGCGGCTTTACGGGCCAATTCTTCTGTTGTTGCAAAACCTGTGAACTCTTGATAAATGTTTTCTGAACGATAAGCAAAAGCTAGTGGCTTGATTGTGTTGCGGCTGATTGTTTTGCCGTTTGAGAATGTTGCTGTAATTTTCATTTTGTTTCCTATCTCACTTTTTGTTCAAGTGAAACCAGTATAAGTTAAGTTGGCTTAACAATGCAACATTTATTTTATAGGTAGTTTCCCTAGTGTTGTTTTTTAGTCATAGGTATCCCAAAGGTGATAGCACCCCATCCATTCAAGAAGTTGATCTTGAACTAATGCTCCCGAAGGTAGTGTTCATTCGATACAAGGTTGTCTATCACCATTGTCCTTGTAACTTGTGTAGTACCCACTCAAGTCTACGGGGCTTGCTGTCAGGTGTAAACCAGCCCATGTTCTATTCCACGCCACCCATTTAGGTGCTTAATTTCGTTTGGAGTACGACTGTGGACTGAGCAATAAAAAAGGGATTTAGGGGTGGCTTTATGCTGAAACGGCTTGGGAAATGCCTCTTATCTCATTTCCTAAACCCACAAAGTCACCTCTAAATCCCTACTTATCGAGTGTTTCAGTCCTCAATAATTAAATTCTACTACAACTTATTCCAGTTCGGGCCAAATTAATTTATGGTTGTGTGGAAATAAGGTTTTACGGGTAATTAGCCCGTGCGATTCTTTTTCTAATGTTGCAGCCAGGATCACCAGCTTATCCATTGGTATATCACCGTTTTGCCACATAGATACTGCTGGCACAGATACCCCGACCAGCTTAGATATACGGGTTGGGCCACCAAGTAATTTGATAATTGCTGTTGCGTTCATGTAAGGTATCTTAACAAATAAACAACACTTTTGCAAATAAACACTTGACTATGGGTTTAAGGTATCTTAATATTTAAGTACGGTATGTGCCGTGATAACTACCCAAGCGGGTGAGAAAGAGTTAAAAATGAGTGATTATGACCAGCAGTTAGCAGATCAAGTACAGATGCAGTTTGAACTTGACGAAGTGTTCAAAGACTTGGAAGAAGGTGTATTTCTTACCGAGCGTCAAATAGACCTATTACGCCATTGCTGCGGATATGTCGCACCTAAACGCAATAACCATGTAAACCCCGTCATTCGTGACATTGTGAATGATTTTGGTCAAATTTTTGGAGCAAATAAATGAATAACATTGAACGGGCTTCATTGCCCAAAATTATTTCTATGCTTAACGCTTGTAAGCTGCAATTTGCCATTATTGACAGCGATGGCAAGAAACACGGCAATCTTGAAGTAGTAGAAAAAAGTAAGCGTAGACCGTTAAAGTACCCGTTTGGGGCGTTGGCTAAACACTTTGCGCCATACATTGAAAATCTTACGGAAGATCAAGCCGCAGAAGTGCCATGCAAAGAATACGACATCGAATCCATGCGTAGTGCTATTGCTGGCTGGGCTTCAAGCCATTGGGGTAACGGTACTTGTTCAACCATGTTAGATAGAAAAAACAAAACTGTATTGGTATTCCGTACCGCCAACCAATTACCATTCTAAGGAATCAAAATGATTATTTCAGACAGCAGCAAAGAATTTAAGATTGCCCCAGCAGGGCTGCATATGGCCCGCCTTTTCTCCGTGATTGACCTTGGTCATCAAGCTACAGAGTGGGCTGGCGAAACCAAGATCATGCACAAGGTTGTGTTTACTTGGGAACTGCATGGTGACGATGATGCAGGGCTACCGTTAAAAACAGACGATGGTAAGCCTTTAATCGTGTCCAAGCGATATACCGTTAGTTTAGGCGATCAAGCTAGATTGCGCCAAGACTTAGAAAGCTGGTCAAACAAAAAGATGACTGCGGAAGATCGCAAGAACTTTGACCTAAAAGGTTTGCTGGGTAAGTTTTGCATGGTAAACATTACGCATAGTGAAGATGGCAAATACGCCAATATTAGCGGGATTAGCCCTGTACCGTCTGCCCTGCGTAGCGCACAACCTGAAGGCATCAATCCTACCAAGATGTTTTGGTTACAAGAATTTAGTCAAGCTGAATACGATGCGCTACCTAAATATTACAAAGAAAAAATTGCAGAAAGTAGCGAATGGCGGGGTCAGAAATTGCGTGAAGCTGCTGCACCTAAGATTGAAGATGATGAAATTGGGGATATTCCCTTTTAATTTAAAATGGGTATAATGGCGTAAAGGAGTAAGCCATGAAAACTTGTTTTAAATGCAATACCGTTCAGCCATTAACTGAGTTTTATAAACATCATGCGATGGCTGACGGGTTTTTAAATAAATGTAAAGGTTGCACTAAAAAAGATGCTACCCAGCATCGCAACAACAACATTGAAAAGGTGCGAGAGTATGACCGAATCCGTGCAAGTAACCCTGACAGAAGAAAGGCCGCAACTGCAATTAGTAAGGCTTGGCGGCAAGAAGATAAAAGACGGATGCAATGTCACAATGCCGTTTCTAGAGCCATTAGATCAGGCGAACTTGTCCGTAAAAATTGTGAAAGATGCGGAAACGAAAACAGTCTTGCACACCATGAAGATTACGACAAACCCCTTATGGTCAATTGGCTGTGTCAGCCTTGCCATAAACAAAGGCACAGGGAAATAAATTTAATATGTTAATAAAAGAAAAGGTGACAGAAAATGGTCATTGGTACACAAAAGACGGCACTCCAGCCTATACAACCATCGGCAAGACTGGTGAACGGGCAACCACGCTTCGTGACGCACGGAAACTCGGACTTCTGCCAAGTGTTACAACAATTAACGGAATGCTATCGAAAGCAGGGCTTGATACATGGAAACAGCAACAAGTCCTCTTAGCTGCTTTAACCCTGCCAAGACAGCCTGACGAACCTGAAGCTGACTGGTTGGCCCGTGTTATGCAAGATAGTAAGGCTACGGGTCGTGAAGCTGCGGAACGGGGTACGGCTATTCATGCGGTAATTGAGGCGTATTTTGACCAAGTGTATATGCCTGAAAAGCCACCGTATTTAGACGGTATTGATAAAGCCTTGCTGGATGCGTTTGGAAGCCAGCTATGGCTGTCTGAGAAGTCGTTTGGGCATCCGCTAGGGTTTGGTGGCAAATGCGACCTGATGGCTAAACCAGTCAATGGCAAAGGCGAGGGTTTTATTGTTGATTTCAAGACCAAAGAAACCGACCTTACCAAAATTGATGTTTTTTTCGAGCATGAGATGCAGCTTGCAGCTTACCGTGAGGGCCTAGGCGTTCCAACTGCTAGATGCGCCATAGTGTTTGTCAATGCGCTTACCAATCAGGTAAAACTCATTGAGATTGAGCAGGATCGGCTTCAAAAAGGCTGGGAATGCTTTGAACACTTGCTGCGTGTTTACCAAATCAAGAACGGAATATAATGGTAGTTCCTTCACGGGAACGGGGGAAAGCAGGTACGCTTCACATAAAGGGCTGTGAGTACCCCAACTATTCTTAGGGCGTTAAGCCGCCACAGTAGGATGCAGTAATTGGGTAATTTTGCGGCTTTCTTGCCCATTGTTAGTAACTGCCAAATACTGCCCTGTTGCTTTTTTACAATATTAGGGAATGTCCTAATAAAAATGCTTGATTACTTTAGTTTTCTAAATTAAACTGGTTGTACTCCAATTGGGAGTGAAAAACACGATTACAAAAAAACAACAAAAATCTATCAAACTATAGGCTGCACCCAGCAAGAATTGTTGCAACACATAGAAAAACAGTTTTTAAAAGGCATGAGCTGGGAAAACCGCAAATTGTGGCATATAGACCACATAATTCCTATGGCATCAGCAAAAACCCTAGAAGATAATTACAAGTTAAATCACTTCACCAATTTGCGACCAATGTGGGCTAAAGACAATTTGTCTAAAAAAAACAACATTACGCATTTAATCTAAAAATAATTGACACACTTTAGAAAACTAAAGTAAACTAGCATTACTCAATGTTGAGTGAAATAGGAGATAGACATGAAAGATTTAATCGGTGCTTGCATACTTGGTGCAATTCTTGGCGCAATGTTTGCTCTAGCCATATGATCGAAACCGTAATGATTGTGTTTGCAATAGGCGTATTTGCCCTTTTTGCAACCGTTATGGTACTTGCTGCCATATTTTTATTTTGGACAAATAAATGAATTTTGCTGAATTTTATGCCCTATATCCCCGTAAACAGGGGCGCAGGGCTGCTGAGAAGTCATGGGACAGGCTAACCCGTCAAGAGCAAGAAGATGCGTTCCTAGCCCTGCCTACGCATTTGGAATACTGGAAGCTAAAGCAGACTGAAAAAGACTACATTCCACACCCTGCTACTTGGTTAAATCAGGGCCGCTGGGAAGATGAACTGGATATGGAAGTCAAAAAGGTCAAGAAACCCGAATTGCCTTGGTATTCCAGCGAGGAACTAACTAAAGCAAAAGCACAAGAATTAGGAGTACAAGCGTATGCAGGCGAAGGTTGGCAGCAATGGCGAGCAAGAATTAGCCAAAAGATAAAGCAAATTGAAGAACAAGCGTGACGATTACCTTGTCGATTGGTATATCGGAGTAGCCAAAAGACGGGGCTGGGATGAAGTCGTTAGATTGTTGGCCCAATACTCAAACGATGAAGAACGCATGAAGATGCTGATAAAGAAAAGATTAGGAAAATGACAGAATACGATCCACACGAAGCAATCAATTACATATACACACACGCACCAAAGTACGCAGAAGCCAAAGGGCAACTGGCCCAGCTAGAAGCCTACAAATCCAGCCTTTTTTTGATTAACATTTTGATTCGATCTTCTGTTTCTTTATTTTGGGCCAGCAAGCGTACAACTTCATCCCAGCCCCGTCTTTTGGCTACGCCGATGTACCAATCGACAAGGTAATCGTCATGCTTGTTCTTCAATTTGCTTTATCTTTTGGCTGATTCTTGCTCGCCATTGCTGCCAGCCCTCACCTGCATACGCTTGACAACCGACTTCCTGCGCTTTGGCTTTGGTTAGTTCTTCGCTGGAATACCAAGGCAATTCAGGTTTTTTGACTTTTTTAACTTCCATGTCCAGTTCATCTTCCCAGCGGCCCTGATTAAGCCAAGTAGCAGGATGGGGGATATAGTCTTTTTCGGTCTGCTTTAATTTCCAATATTCCAAGTGTGTAGGCAGGGCTAGAAACGCATCTTCTTGTTCTTGACGGGTTAGCCTGTCCCATGATTTCTCGGCAGCCCTGCGCCCCTGTTTACGGGGATACAGAGCATAAAATTCAGCAAAATTCATTTGTTAGTCCAAAATAAGAATATGGCAGCAAGTACCATAACGGTTGCAAATAGGATAAAAACGCCCATTGCAAACACAATCATTACGGTTTCGATCATATGGCTAGGGCAAACATCGCCCCAAGAATTGCACCAAGTATGCAAGCACCAATTAGGTCTTTCATATTAAGCCGCCAATTTAAGGTTAGTGTTGATATAAGGTTTATTCCAATCACCTACACGCATATGGATGTAAAAAGCGGTGTGGAAATAGTCTGATTGACTGTCAGATTCGTCAAACCATTTGCGATCTGAACCGTTTTTAATAATGTCTAACACTTGCTTCCAAAAGTCAGGGTGACTGGTGCTGTCTAAGTGGTACTGATTGATCTGACCGTCTACTAGATCAATG